ATTCTAATGATATTAGGATATCTGTATCGTTTAATTTTATGCAAAAATGTTTTATGGTGTAATATGTTTGAAATAAAGAAATATCAAGTTATTAAAAATGCTTTACCTTACGAGCTAGCAAATTTTATTCTAAACTACTTTTTATTAAAAAGAGATGCCGTTGATTTTATGTATCAAAACAATATTCACGCTGAATCTCCAATACTAGGGACTTGGGGTGATACACAGATACCTAATACATATTCTTGTTATGGTGACTTTGTAATGGATACTTTGTTAGTTAAAATGTTACCTGTTATGAAAAAACATACTAATCTAGATTTAATTCCAACTTATTCTTATGCAAGAGCTTATAAAAGAGGGGATAAACTAAAAAGACATAAAGATAGACCTTCTTGTGAAATATCTACTACACTTAATTTAGGTGGTGACCCATGGCCTATATTTATAGACCCTACAGGCTCTAGTAGTGTCATAAATGAGTATAAAGAAATACACAAACCCAACGCTCCAAAAGGTGAGAAAGTCTTGCTTGATGTGGGAGATATGTTAGTATATAGTGGCTGTGAACTCGAACATTGGCGAGAGCCTTTTGAAGGGGACATTTGTGGCCAAGTATTCTTACATTATAATCATGTAAACGGCCCATTTGCTGATAAAAACAAATTTGACGGAAGACCTAAGTTGGGTCTACCATCATTTGTAAAATAGTATTATAATGGAGCCATATGTTACAAAAGATAGGATTTCAACCAGGTATTAATAAACAAATCACACCCACAGGCGCAGAAGGTCAATGGATTGATTGTGATAATGTTCGTTTTAGATATGGCACGCCTGAAAAAATAGGTGGTTGGTCACAACTAGGATCAGATAATCTTACAGGTGCAGGTAGAGGATTACATCACTTTGTTAATAGTGCAGCTAGAAAATATGCAATCATTGGAACAAACAGAATTTTATACGCATATTCTGGTGGTGCTTATTACGACATACATCCTATTAAATCTACAAACACTCTTTCTAATGCATTTAGCACGACTAATGGATCAGCAATAGTGACTATTACTTTTTCTGGTGATCACAATATATCTGAATCAGATATTATTTTATTAGATAATTTTTCTTCAATAACTAATTCTAACTTTGGGTCATCTGATTTTGATAATAAAAAATTTATGGTAACAAGTGTACCAACTTCTACAACACTAACTATTACAATGCCATCAAA